CAGCTTCTTGTTCTGCTTGTTGCTGCTCAATAGTTTTTGCTTCTTCTTCTTTAGCTTTAAATTCGTCAGAACCTTTCCAAGCTTTTACGGCATCATCATAATCTTCTCTTCGAGCACTTTGGTCAGCTTCTTTTTGCTTAAGTCGCCACTCCTCAAAAGTTCCAGGGTCTTTAGGCTTTCCAGCAGTCAAACACATAATAAACCTCTTTGTTGTTTATGCCCGATAAGCATAGAATAAATAATAATTCAACGCACAATTACATACGCGACCACAATCCTTGTCTACGTCTTGGAGACTTTTGTTTGGCAAAAACATCAAAGTTAGTCTTAGCTATTGTAGGTTTTATAGCAGCTTGATTATTCATCAATGCCCTACCTTCTCCTGCACCAAGAAGCATATACTGCAATGCATCGTGTATGTGTGAGTACATATTTTTATCTGGTTTATCAGCGTACCTTTCTCCAGATACTTCCATTCTTCGATACTGATACCCACCTTCAAACCCCTTAATTAACTGAGAGCAACGTCTATCTACCAAAAACGCAGGTTTGCCTTCAGACATTTTGTTAAGTTGCGAATTAACCGACTCAAGTCTAAGGTCAACGGAATTAGACGGAGCGGGATACGCTCTAAGACCAGCACCTCTAAGGACATGAAAAGGGGTGGACTCGTCGGTTTGCGCGCGGAAATCACCAGCAGGATCGCCATATATAAGAACTTCAGAAACCCCAGAAAACCGAGTGGCAATCTCTTCACGAAGAACTTCAGCAAACCTAACAATACCCATATCAAACGCAACAATTTCTGACTGTACAAACCATCTACCTCTTACTTTTTGACCAAGAACTGCCGCAGGTGTTAGCCCAAAGTCAAGCCCAATATAGAGCGGATTGCCTGCTGCAACTGGTATTTCTTCTTTAGCAACGTGTGTTTCTGTAACAAACATAGGATATATAGGCTTTCCGTCTTTAATTGTTCCTAGTCTATTCATTACATAGACATCAATCCAACTTTTTGTCTTACCTTGTATTAGGTTAGGATAATAAGAGTTCATCATATTGTTACAATTTTCTGCTTTTTTATTTATTTCGTAACACTTTACTGCACCATCTTCATTAAAAATTTCTTTCATACCAGAAGGTTGTGTGTAGAAAACCCAGTTATCAGGCTTAACAAGCATTGTTGCTTGCTCTCTAGGTATATGATCTGGTATTGGAACTTCGCCTGACATAATAGGCCACCAATGATCTTCCTCTGGAGCGTTAGTATCTGCAATAACACCAGTCCAACTTGGGCCTCCTTCACGCATAGAAGGAAACCGCCCTACGCGCATGGTACACGCATCAATAATACTCTTAGGTATTTCTCTAGCTTCGTTGATCCAGATGCCAGTAAGTTCGAGGGAGAGTAATTTTTTGACATCTTCGGGGCGGTCAAGGGCTAAGAATAAAACTTCTAACTCTATATCGCCCTTTTTAATATTGTGAGTGTATGGAACAGACCAAGTAAACTTACCCCAATCGCTTTCTGGAAACCAATCAAGCCAAGTTTTTATTGTCGTTGTTTTAAGTTGTGGGTTGGTATTACGAATAATAGCCCATCGGCTGCGCCTAATACCTTGTGCATTTTTCTTTTGCATTAAAGCTCTGCGAAAGACTTCAACACAACACCCAACAGATTTACCAGATCCTACTGGCCCACGAATACCACGAAAGAAGGTATCGTCTTTCATAAATTGTTTTAGGGTTTCTCCATCAGGCTTGTATTTAAAGTCAATCACTTGTTCACAATTCCAGAATCTACACCCACACGCATTAGCTTTTCTACAGTTGCAGGGGCTAGAGAATCAATAAGTTTATCTGCCTCATAATTAGTACAAAAATCTTTAGGATAGTGTTTAAAGTTTACAGTCTTAACAACCGTTCTTAAAACTTCTAACTCTTGTGGGGATAGTGTAGATATAAAACTCATTTCTTTTTCTTTTTAGGAAACCCAGCCTTCATATTCTTGTATGCTTTTTCAGTAATGGTACTCTTAGACTTTGGCCTACTAATACCCTTCTTCTTTCTAGCATTTATGTTTGCGTATAAACCTTTAGCCATTATTTTTTCTTCTTTGCTGGTTTCTTTTTAGGTGGCATTGCTGCTTTCTTAGCGGCTGCTATACCTTTAGGTGTGTATGCAAACTTTTTTCCTTTTACATTAGGCATTTTTTTTATTCCTTTTGCTAATCATACTAGCCTTTTTTCTAGCATCCGCTTTAGAAGATGCACCCCACGCTTTAAGGCTAAGAAGTAAACGTGTTGGCTTTCCTTTAGAATCTCTTTCTGGGCCTTTCATATTACCCATTCTTGCTAAGAAAGAAGCGCGTCTAGGGTTGTCACCGCTCTTAACTGGCGGTCTAAGTGTACCCTTTTTATAACTTGCTCGACCCTTTGCATTAAGGCCTCCTTTAGGGTTTTTACCTTCTTTTCTAGTCCACGCTTCTGTTTTCATTTCGCAAATCCTGCACCAAAATACAACCCAACGATAGCACTAACAATGTGTGTATCTAGGGGTGTAATAACAAACCCTGATGCTTCCTTCCAAATAACCTTTTCACTATCGGAACCTACTAAGAAAGAAAATATATTTCCTTGTATCTCTGAATAACCAACCACAACACCTACTTCTGGGTAAAATATTGCAGCAAATTTAGGTAAAACAATTATTGCACCTACTGCACCAAGAGCAATGAGCCTACGTGTCCAGGCAAAATGTTTGTCTTTACTACCGTATTCTCTAGCATCTTTAGCAGCACTAGCGCGGAACTCGCCGCGTTGTATCAGCATTTTATTATTTTCTATTCTTGCCTTTAATGCCTGACCCCACAAAGACATAACACCGCCTAAGAGCGTAGAGCCTAGCATTGTTACTAACTCTAACGGAAATCCCATTAAAAACCCTCCTGTTTGTGTAGAAAATCTAACCTTTTTCTAAGTAATAATAATTGTTTAGAGTACGTTTTCTCTCTTATAGCTAACATACCTTTTATAGCCTTACTAGATCCCCTCTTTAAGAGACTAGAATCTTTTTGAGTAACAGCAGTTTCATGGGCTGTTGCAGGAGAAATGTAATCTATAGCCCTTATTACATCATCCTCGTTCATCTTTTCAATATCTGCTGCTGTTAAGTTAGCAACTAACTCATGATTGAACCTTGCTTTTTCCATAACAACTCCTGTGTGTTAGTTCCTTCTAGCAGACATCGAGCCTTTTTCAAGAAAAATGTTTGTTGTAGATCCTTACAGCAAGAGAGTGCTGCGTTTTTGACCCCCCTTGGGGTTAAAAGGGAAGCGACACTAACCTCGATTGCGAGAGCAATCACAATCCTTGTCCGTTAGGACGGGTGGTATACTTTATCCGATGTATAAACGTGATTGGAATGAACTCGCAGAGTTCGGCTAAGCGAAGCGATAGGAATGGGGGGTGAACGTGAGTAATTATTTAACTCAAAGAGAACCCCCCTCAATCTACCGCGCCGCTCGATACTTGCGTCTCGCTCTGCTACCCCAGATCTATGTTGACCCTGATATCCCCTGCGACTTGTACCTGTGCCCTATCAATAGGTTTATACCCAGCTCGGTCTAGTATATCCTTGCTGGCTTCTAGCTGAACATACTCACTCTTAGCCCCTGTTGCTAGCTTCGCAACCTGTTGCACAGCTTTTGTAGCATTCAATCCAATCGTTTCTTGTATCTGCCTCATCATATATTCCTGCACATGAGGAAGCTTAAGAGCCTTGCTAGCAGTCACTCTGCCGCTTTCGCCCTTCGCATAACCTGCAAGTTCAGATGCTTTTGTTATACTACATCCTGTTGCTACGATGGTGTCAACGAGTGCTGTTTGTTTGTCTGTTAATTTTCTATTCATTCTCTGCTTCTCGATGTTAGTAGCTTCGAAGTAGCGACATATAATTATTAAATATGTTTTGCTATTTCGAGTAGCCCCCCCTATGATCCCCCCCATTCATAGGGCATAGAAAAAGAGCTTGTCAACACCCTTTCTATAAGTTCGGATAAATAGAATGTTAGTTGTTGATTCTATGAAACTATAATAATGCTTTACATCACCCATAATAGGTGTTAATAAGGTGTTATAGCAAATGGAGGTTATCAAATGAAACTAACAAGACAACACTTCGAATTTATAGCGGATGAGTTCGCCCCTTTGCTGGGGTGGGCTACCGATATTGAAACTATGGTTAATTCATTAGCAAAAACAAACCCCAACTTTGACGCTGAGAAGTTTAAAAAAAGAGCACTGAAGAACTGGGAAGCAAAAGCAGAAAGGGATGGATTCTATGAGTGAAGCAAGCAAACTAATGCTAGAAGGATTAGAGCAGTTAAACCAAGTGATAACAGAAAAGGAGGTAGTAGAGTATAAACCTACTACCACCACAGACAAAACCTTTTGTGTTTTCTTTAGCAAAGATAATATA